GGCACATACCGTGCTGAAATTAGACAAGACGGGAGACGATAATGGCACAGATTGCAATACCACGTTTACCACAGGCACCGGAAGACTATGATCCATCACAGGTTAATTCCATGATTAATACAATTGATCTGTTAATACAGATTTTAAACACTTCCTACACACCAGAACAACTCCGATCTGAGGAAGAGGCGTTATCATGGTTTTTATCATAGATGGCAAACAGTTATAAAAAAGTTTTGACAACGATCTCAGGCACTGGGGACGCGACTGTCTATACGGTTCCAGCTGTGACAACAACACTCTTAAAAACGGCGTGGGTGTATAATAATTCTGGAGGAGATGCTAATCTAACATTGAAAATAAATTCAACGGCTATAAGCACTGATGCAACAGTAGGTGATAAGGATACAAAATCCTTCTTTTACCTAGCTTCTGGGGATATTGGAGTGCTAGAAGAGGGGGATTTATTGAAGGTTAACACTGATGTGCAGCCATTAAATGTATATTTGTCATTAGTGGAGATTTCATAATGGTTGATAACAAAGAAAAAACTTGCTATAAGGAGAGATTATGCCTATAAAAGATGATGGCGTAGTGGAATACGTGGAGATCAACGGGGAGAAAGTTCCCAAGATTGTGGTCCCCGCTGAGATTACCATTACCAACACGCTAACAGGAAAGGAATACGGATCAGCGAAGGAAGCTGATGATGATGTTGCCGACCCTGCAACTGCCACGAAGTCAGAGCACATAAGACAGGATGTTTTGATCAAGGCAGCTATTCATGAAATATTAAAAGGTGGAGCAGGAAAAGTATAATGGCAAATCCCTTCGACAGAGATGGCAGAACAACCACAGAAGACAACTACATAGGACAAACTTACGGCCCAGCAGGAATGGGCATGAACGCGTATGTTAACCGTCCAGAAACACAACCAACTTGGGTACCAGATATTAGTGTAGACTTTAATCGTCCAGAGAGTAATGTACGCGAATTAGGGCAAACACATGGCCCAGTAGGAAGTGGAATAACGAGTTTAGGAGAAAATTATGTACGACCTCCTTGGTGGGAAACTCAAATGGGTGGTAAAGCATATGGATCGTTCCATAAATCTGGTCCTGATGATTATTCTGATATGTTCCAATTACAACCAGGACAAAATTATAGTTATCTGGATTTAATTGGAAATAAAATGTTAAATCCTCATGATTATTTTTTTAATAACAGTCCATACAAAAGAGGTAATCCTCTTATGCAAGCTACACATCAAAGTGTTGGTTCAGAAGTGCCTGATCATCTTATATATGATAATATATATGATGACGAAGGAAACCTAGAAGGGTATTCATGGAATCCATATAAGGAAGAAAACTATCCTTTAATAAATGAGTGGTTACCAGAAGAATATGCCATATCACCTGGCGTAAGCGATAGAGATGATATATTTCAGTTTCGTGATTTCCCATGGATGAATGAAGAAAGTACAGATTTCGCTAACCTCGATAACTGGGAATTAATTCATCTTATGAGCAACGGCTATACGCTAGAAGAAGCTCAAGAAATACTTAAAACACAATTAGGATAATATGGGCTGGTTAGACAAAGGTTTTAAAAATATAGTTAAAGGCGGAAAGGACCTACTATCAAGTCCAGCAGGAATCATGCTACTTAGTGCGGCAGCACCGTGGCTCTCTGCCGGTTTAGGTGGAACGGGAATGATGGCTAAATTTGGTGGAACAGGTTTAGGCAAATTGATGTCTTCACCATGGATCAAGAACGCCTTAACAAACGCGGCAATGCAAGGTGGAATCGCAACGCTTACAGGATCAAAGCATCCTTGGAAAGCAATGGGTTATTCCGCACTCGCATCAATGCCATTCACGGCACTGCAGTCCGCACAAGCGGCTAGTGCATTTAACCAAGCAGAAGGACTTACTGGTGATAAAGCAAAAAGCTGGTATGATTTTGCCTTAGGTGATTTTGGTGATTCAATTAGAGTTCCAGGAGAACTTACGGAATCATTTTCTTACGAACCAGAAATGATACCACAATACGAAGGAGTAGGTGGAGCAGGAGATGTAATGACAGGATATAAACCACATCCTACACAAAAAATTAAATATTACGACCCACAATTTACAGCAGGAAAAGATATTTCTCTAGCTGATGCAGGAGTTGATATGTCTTATTTCCTGAACCCAGAGCAGGCAGATAAGTTTAAGGACAATAAAGGATTCGCGGGATTGTTTTCAGCTTTATCCGGACCAGTAGACATGCCGGCGGCTATCGTTCCACAGATTACAGGAATGTATGGCGGAAGAATGACCGAGGAAGAGAAATGGCTTGCAGGAAAAGAAAAACAAATAAGACTATGGGCATTCCAGCACGGAATTCCATACGAGGAAGCAAGGGAAATATGGAAAGACGGATACCGTAATCCGTACTACCAGACCAGAACACCAAAAGACTATAACTTCCAATTCAACAAAGGCGGAAGTGTTCCATACAAGGATGACTATACCGCAGGCGGAAGCGCCGTGGGCCCAGGAACTGGGACATCGGATTCCATTCGGCCCGTGGCATTATCCGACGGTGAATTCGTATTCACCGAGGAAGCGACAAACAATTTTCCAGGAGGGGCAGGCGGACTTTATTCACTGATGAATTCACTTGATCCCAATTCGGAACGACCAGAGGAGGCTAGAGTTTAATGGCAGTCAATACGGGTAACTATCCAACGGGAACAACCGTAGGGACACAGACAAGCGGAATGTCTCCGGAGATGGAGGCTAAATTTTTATGGTACTTGGATCAGGTTGTCGCGAACATGGGAAAACCCCATGCCGGACAAGGTCCAGTAGACGCGCAACAAGTCGTACCATTCACACAAGCACAGCAAGATGCGATGGACTCCGCCATGGATCCGGAAGGATGGAAGAAATATCTTAATCAATATCAGGACCATGTAACAAAAGGAATTACCGATCAGTTTGATCAGACAATCAACCAAGCCAACTTAGGTGCGGCGACGCAAGGAGCTTTCGGGGGAGAGCGACAGCAACTGATGACGGGAATACTCGAGGGGGAAAAAGGACAGGCTGTAGGACAGTCACTCGCGGCAGGATATGGACAGGCGCATGACATGTGGGGGAAAGGAATCGCCCAGATGATGGGTGTCGGTTCAGTACAGCAGCAACAGCAACAGCAACAATCTGATGCAAACTATCAAGCGTACTTGCAAAACCGTATGGATCCATGGCAACGCCTAGGATACATTGGTGACGCATTTTCAGGAACGCCGTCTGGGCAAATGGCAATGACGATGGGAACCTCTCCTGTCAGCAATCCTCTGTCACAGGCATTGGGTGCTGGCTTAGGCATAATGGGAGCAGGAATCGCATCGGGCTACATGACCTAAGGGGGCAGCGTGGTTTCAGGAATAGCAAAACTTCTTTTACAACAAGGTTTAAAACAGGGATCTAAACGGTTCGCGCAACCTCTGCGTGGCGCTTACAAAAACAATCCTTATTTTAAAAACTATGCAGATATCATGACTGGCCAACAAGGCTGGAAGAAAGGAGCTGTAGGTTGGTACGGCACTGATCTCGCTCTTGATACCTTCTCCGATCTACTCCCGGAAAGAGTGCAGGAAGATACAATCATTACTGCAGAAGACTTGGCACCACCTAAATTTCCCAAAGACGGTCCAGTGGACATGCCACCGGAATTAATTAAAGAACCTAAAATTATTAAGACCCCAGATAAAAAAGACACAGCCAATAAAAAAATTCTTGAAGAAGAAAAACAATTAAAAGACGACGCACTCTCCGCCAATGGAACCAGGGTGCAAACAAACCAGGCAACTGTAGACGCCACTAACAATCCAGCATCCGCTGGAATTGACAATGATTCCGTTACCCGTGTGAAAGCCTACAAGGACCTTGTTCGCCAGTTCGTGGGAAGCGGCGATGAGGGGATGCGAATGCAGAAAGGAGCACTGCTCATGCAAGTGGGTGGAATGCTCATGGCAGGAAAGTCTGATGATCCAGGTGTCAAGGGTTTTGTTGACATCATAGGACAGACGGCGATGCAAACAGCGCCAATGCTATTCCAGATGGGCGTGGAGCAAGGAAAGGCGGAACGAGAAATAGGACAGGCCGCATTGCAATTGTACATGCAGGATGTACAGGATGAAAGCAAGCGTACGGGTGACTTTGTCGGCGTATGGGCGAATGAATATGAAAGAGGAGAAGACGGTACTCTTGTCTATGATAAATATACAGGTGCACCTGTGACAAAAAACAGAAGATTGGTGGGCACTTACCGCGCCAACAGTAATGAAATGAATTACTTCTTCGATGAAAATAATTCTGCAGGATATCCCTTTTATACTTTCCAACCATCATCCGGCACAGCTGCTGGAATGACGGGTATGACAGCAGCCGGTGATACTTCAACGGTAATGCTGACGGATGCAGGAAAGGACAGCATGGTTAAGTCCGCACGTTACATTAATGATACCGTTAATGTCATGGCTGATCAAATCATGCCACTCATGTTTGAAAATCCAGACTTGATTGGATTGAAAGGTGGCATCCTTAGAAAATTCGGACCGTCAGCCTACTTCCTTTCAGAAGTGGGGAACGGATTAAAAGCTACATGGGGCGCTAACTCTGTATCACAGATAACGGATGATGAATTTGTTGTTAACAGATCAAGCAAACTTGGTAAGTATTTTGATTCCATCACACCAGGAACCGGTGCAGGAAATGAAGCGGATAAAGCTACCGAGCAATTTGGTGGATCAACATATGGTGTACTTGAAAATCAGACATTCACCAACGGTGTTGGTGAAACCATAGACATTGGAGGAGAATTACTACCGGTGTTTGTGGATAACAGAGGGAAGTACGGCGTTAAAGGTGGACGTTACCTAACGCGTGGCGCACTTGAAAAAATGCTGTTCGATCCACGAAGGGGTCAACTTGCAATTTTTGAAACAACCTTGGGTCTTGCACTCGCAAGAAAAAGACAGCCTACTGGACGTATGCTGGCAGACGTCCTTAAAAGATCTTTCGCGGAAAGTAGAACTGCTGATATCTTTGGCGATGCCAACGATCCACGTGTTGTCATTGGTAACTATGCTAAACTTTATAATGAATTATACGAAGGAATGTCCAGTCAATTGGCGACGGCAGGATATATTCCAAACGAAGAATCAAGAACAAACCAGTACCAGAAAATTAGTTCCATGTACACCATTCCAGGTGCGCAGAACATGGCTAATCTGTATTATAACTTACGAAGAAATGATCCACAATACTCCACATACGCTTTTGATATTGAGGGACCTGGCATACCTTCCTTCTCTTCCTTCATGGGTGGAGACACAGCTGTTGTAAGCGCTGATGATCAGCAGACAAATAAAAGCATTGGTAATGCTTTTGATTATTGGAAGGAACAAATAAGCAAATGGTAGACATAATAAAAAAATATCAAGAAAGTGTCTTTGATGCTATGCCAGAAGATGCAGGACCAGCGGACAAGAAGTTTGTAACAACTTCCAAGACAGGCATACCTATTACGAAAGCTCAAGAAATAGCGGCGAAGAATCAATTCTTAGCGACGGACACACCAAGGGCACCTTTCCAAAAACTTGGAAATCTGCTTCTACCCGGCCAGCCTTTCGGTAAAAGCAACCCGTGGTTGATGAGTGAGGAGGACAAAAAGATTCAAGAGGCACGTGAAGTTAACTCAGCTGCCTACATGAAAAGAAAAAATCAAGTGCAGGATCAACTTGCCACGATATTTGATATGGCACAAAAGAGAATGGAAGAAACTGATAATCCATCTAGAAAAGAAGAATTTGAGAAGATGGCTCTTCAAGCGAAGACTGACATTCTCGCAGCTTCAGGTTTAACTGACGCTGATTTCCTACCAGTGGGTGCAGACACCTACAGACTGTATGATGAGTTTGGTTTGTTTACGAACGAACCTAATCCTTATCCAATGGTCGAAGCTGGAATGTATTTTGCAGGTGGCATTAAAGGATTCAACTATGGATGGAATGGCGGACTGATTAAAAAGTTTTTAAAAGGCGCAGGCAAAGGAGCCGTTAAAGGCAAAGGCGGTTGGATAGGTCGTGGCTTAAATGCCATGGTCCACGGAGCACTTGCGGTTGGTGCAGCTGATTTTGGTTATGAAGTTTTATTAGATGCAATGAACCGTGGAGGGAAAGCCAAAGCTTTCATGTCCATGCCGCGTGCACAAAGGGATAAAGTTGTGGATGATTCCATTTCACCTTGGTTTGATAAAGCCTTGCAGGTAGGGGTGGATCCTCTCCTGAAAAAATTACCCGAGCGTTTAACGTTCGGACCCGAAGGAATCAACAGACCGGAACTNGGAAGCNTGGAAGACATAGTTCCNTACAGACTTAATCCTTTCAAAGCAAAACCCGAAGGANCACAATCCCGTATTGCCAACGCAGTGGACTCTGCCGTATTTGATGCGGCCATAACAACANCTTTCCTAGGCATTAGACCATTNTACATGGGNTTTAAAAGATTTGGTGGATGGGCTGGTGGTTTAAAAACACCTCCTCCTGGAGCCGGCAGTAAAATATACAAAGGAAAGGATGAAGCAACACAAGAATTATATGAAGACTTTGGTGTCTTAACAGGACCGGAACTCATTGCTGCTGATAAGGCTTTAGCAAAATTTGATCCTTCAGACGCAATGTACATTGGCACAAAAGGAAGAGCACTCGCACCATGGGGTGGTCAAACTTTCCTCCCTATAAGAGAACCAGTGCATATGAACATTCCGTTTATCGGAAAAGCGCTAACACGCTTAATGAATTCAAAAGCTTTCAACTGGCTTGGACCAGCAGAGCATAGAACAAAAGAATTATTTCCTGAATTAGAAACAATTGCAGGAACCACTATTCCTAGGTTCGCCCTTTCAGGCAGACCATACCTTGATGCATACATCAACGCTTTCCAACGTGTACCAGCAATCGGCAGGCCAATACAAGCAACACTTCAAGTAGCCGGTGAAGCGCAAAAAGTTCGTATGATGGAAATGATTGGTCGCTTTGCACCTTATGTGACAACGGCAGAAATGGGTGTTGATTATATCAAGCTTGCAGGATCAAAGGCAGAAGGATTTAGGAAGGTTGCGCAGAACTATGACAAACAAATTTTACAGGCTGCAAAATCAGCCGGCGCCATTGTTGATGATACAACATTGGTTCAAACAGCTAAGGAAATTATGTTTAACAGATCCAAAATGGGTGCGTTAAGCACAGAGTTTTCGAACTTTCTTGAAAAACATGTTCTTAAGCCACCTGAAGGATGGACACCTGGAACAACATTACTGACACCGGGTAAAAGAACCATCGGTGATATGTATAAATTAAAAAGATTACTTGATAGCAGTTATGTTAAATGGTCCAAGAGCCCAGAGATAGGAACAATATCAGATGACATTAATGCACTATACAGATCATTTGAAACTGACATTGGAAGCCTTAACAACACACCTTTCTCAAATGTGACTAAACTGTGGACGGAGTATGAAAACTTCTTATCCAATGGAATGTTGCTGTGGGGAACTGACGCGGGGAAGGCACTTGGCAATGTAAAAAGATACGGATGGAACATAGCGTTGGAGACACCGCAAAGTTCCACTAACTTGTCCAAGAATTTATGGAACACGCTTGCGAAGTCAACGGACACTGGCGCATTCGTAGGTGATAACATTCTCGCACTCAGAAACATCGTGGGTGATAAGGCATACCATAGAGGACTGGGTCATTACCTAGCGAATGCATTTAAAAATTCAATGAAGAACGTTGAAGGCATTGAGTTCTTTGATTCAAAAGTTCTTAGTGATGCACTCGGAATCGGCAAGGCTGGCTCCCCTATTCAAGAACTGTTTAAAAAAGCACTACCAGGACCAAAGGTTACTGACTTTAAAATATTTAATCCTAAAACGAGAAACTGGGACCATTGGTATGATGATTTGTGGGGCAAGATCCCTAATGATGTACCAAAGGATCAAATCAAGATGGTTCAAAACACCATGCCTACCTATAAAGACTTTGATAATTTAGTTAAGGTTCTAGATAGGGTGTTCAAGCATGGCATGCCATCACCAAGCACGTTCCTTGCACGTTCAGCCGTGCTGCAGGGACCGGGTGGAGCGTTAAAACAAAGCTCACCTATGGGCACCATTACAGCGGCAGGCGCCGCAGCAGGTGCGGCACATATAAGCGCAATGCTTGCGTTGGTTCCTTTCTTTGGAATGCGTTGGGCCGGAAGGGTTTTTGCCAGTCCCGCAATTATGCGTAACTGGACAAATGCCATGGACGATACACTTCCTACGGTTATCAGGGTAAGAGCTATGGAACGTTTGTTCCAGCAAATGCCTGATGAGTACGAAGAATGGACGGTGACATTGCAGGACATGGAAGAGGCAAACAGGAATCAAAACCTGAGAAACCAAAATAGAAATTCATTAAAAGATTTAGGCAATGCCATAATGGACAACGCACCTGGAGTACTTCGAGGGGTAGAGCAGATGACACCGGATGTTTTAAAAAGACCTGTTGGTGAAACACTTGGTTACCAAAACCAGCCACAGCCTCAAGCTAATATCCAATATGATGACACTTATTCAAGCGGATCGGAAGTTGGATCTTCAATCACGGGAAGCAACGTCATGAATCCTGGTGCGGCTAGCGCGTTATACACGGGTGACACCGACGCGGCACTCGCCAATCAGTACGGTGGAATGAATCAAGGCGGAATTGTAAGCGACCTCAACCCAGTGATGGGGAACGACGGTAAGTTTACAGTGCCACAAAAAGGAATACAGGACAATCCTTTCCTTAAACAAGCGAAGGATAAGGGAATAATATAATGGCCGAGGAAAAAATGTTACAGAACCGTGAGGACATCATCAGGATTGAAGGGCAACTGAAGCTCATCAACCAAAAGCTTGACAATCACATCTCGCACCTTTCAGCAAGAGTTGATACGATCTTCAGGATCGTGTGGACAGTCTCGTTCGGTGTGATGGCGTTGATTTTACGCGCGGCTTACATGGGGATAATGGGATAATGGCAGAAATATTCGGTTCAATGGGATATATTTTCATGGTCAAAGGAAATAATGTTGAAATTCTTGATGCAGGGGCACTTGCGAGGGTTACTAATCTAGAAAAGTATATAGAGGGTGATAAATTTATTCTCACTCCTGGAAAAGTCCAGGAATTACTGAATGAAGGGTATGAAGTGGCAATCGATGATGGTTCAGAGAAAAGTAGTAGGATTAGAAATCTAATTAAGAATACAGAATTCATGAGAGGAGGAAGAGATTTTATGAATTTTAGCTTAGATGAGCCAATGGGTGCAAAACTTTTAAAACAAGTTAAAACAATAGGAAGAAGTAGTATAAGTGGACTAGGAAAAGTTTTACCCAGCATAGCAGGATTTTCAACTCCGATAGGAGCCATTGCCAGTGGATTGCTTTATGCAGGAACTTCAAAACCAGCCGGTGCAAATACTGCCATAGAACCTTATGAAGGTGTATATGCAACAAGAAATATCTTGGACACTCCCATTACAGCAGACAACAGAAATCTACATGATCAAGTAGGAGTTGTTGATACGTCTTTGGGTCCTATGGACAGAGACAGTGGGTTTGATAGATACATGCAGGATAAAATACAAAATCAACGAAATAATCAAGGCATTATGGGAGTCGATGCTAATAGAGAAAGGACTGCTAGTCGAGTGGATCCGCAAGGAAACATCAGAGCTTATGGATTGAAGAGGGGAGGCATAGCGAGTTTACTGTGAACTACGACAAATTATTAGAGTCCGTCAAGAAACACGAGGGGTTTAGGGACACCGTGTACCTCGATACATTGAACAAAAGGACCGTTGGGTTCGGCCACCTCTGCGTGGAGGACCACTGGGAAGACGGGAAAAAATACGACAAGGAATATTTAGAAGACATACTAGAAAAAGATTTACAGTCAGCAATTGATCAAACGCATGACATGTGCAAGGACTTAAAGATTTCAGATAATGCTAAGACCATTATCTGTGAGCAGATTTTTCAGCTTGGGGGGAGGGGAGTTTCCAAGTTTAGAAAAATGTGGGCCGCGCTTCGGGAGGATCCGCCGAATTATTTCGAAGCGCA